TAAGAATTTATCCCGCATGACAAGCAAACAACGTAATCATCAACCTAAATGGCATGAAGCAATAGCCAATCGAGATTGGGCTGCTGAAATGGTTGCTTCATGGGATACTAAAGAAGAAGCAGAAAGCCATGAAAAATTACTGATTGAGTGCTTTAAAGATATGGGGCATCCTTTGGTAAATCTTACTAAAGGCGGCGCGGGTCGCAATGGATTCAAGTGGACAGACGAGGAACGTCAGCGTATGATCCCAATACAAAGAGAGCGTGGTAAAAAGGGCGGCGCTGTATGTTCTGAAGCAAAGCGCTTAGCTGCCATTAGTAATGGCAAACTAGGCGGTAAGCCCCCAGCTAAGCGCTTAGCTGAGAATACAACTGAGGAAATACTATGAGTACACCAACACGCAATGATTCAGGCGCTATCAAATATAGCGGCAATTTACATACCGCAGCCAAAGCATTAGGCAGCAAAGGTGGAAAAGTATCTTCGCCCGAAAAAACTAAAGCGGTTCGTGAAAACGGAAAGCTAGGTGGTGGAAGCCACAAGTAAAGAGTTGTATCCTCTATTTATGGGGCGAAGCATAGGCGTATTCCGTGGCTTGCCTAGGCAAGTGTTGTCACTAGGGACAACGAGTAGCCCCACCTTTTTTACAGAAAAGCCTGAAAATCCGATTTTTTAGGGTTAAATGAGAATGATTCTCATTTAGGCGAATAAAAATGAGAATCATTCGCATTTAGCCGTTTGACATAATACCCCAAAAACCCTACAAGCCTTATTCTATAAGGGTTTGCGGGTTTGTTTATACGCAAACAGGGCGCAAGTTTTTAAAGAGCTATGCAGGGGCGCACAATGCCCTTGCCCGAATAGCACCCGTTTTTAAATAGTGCGGGCGATACTCTCGCAAGTAACCCGCAAGCCATAAGCCCGCCCGATACTTGCGACAATAGCCCGCTAGAGGGGCGCGACGATACCCGCCGGCCTCTAGCTATTAAGAAAACAGAAAAGCCCGCACAATGGCCGGCAATGGTTTAATTATTCAAATTATTAGCGCCCCTCTACTGATAGCCAAAAATTAGCGGCCAAGGCGTCGCGGCGCTCTCGCGCCTTGATAATCTCGCGCCTGTATTCCCTGAGCTTATCCGTCAGCGCGTCGCATATAGCCCCGGCCAAATCAATGCCGGCCTTGCGTTGAGCTTTAATAGCGGCGATAAGGCCGCGCGCTGTTTGCCGGGCTTCGCTGATAGCTTGCGCCAATTCTTCGGCCTCTGATTCGGCTTGGAATTTTGCATCATCTTCGCGGCCGGCTTCGGCTTCGCGCTCCGCTATCCGGTCAGCAATGCGCGCCGCGTCATATACGGCCGCGTCATGCTCTAAGTTTTGGGGATCATTCGGGGCTAATTGGCCGCGTGAAAAATAGATTGTCACGCCGTCGGATTCTTCGTAAGCAATGGCCGGGCAAATAAAAATGCCCCGGCTTGTTTTGATCTTCACAATATAGGGCTTGACCAAATCGAATTGAAAATTGTCCGAATAATAGCCGGTATATTGATAAGTACGCGGCGCGATATCTTGCAGGGGCGTCGCGTTGAAGCCGTCCAAATTATCGGCGTGTAGATCGCCCGCTTCGCTGTAATTGTTGGCGCTATCATACCGGCGATATCCGGGGCGGCCATAGCTAACCTGATATTCTAGCGCGTTCTTATATGCGCCGGCCGGATCGCGGCCGTACTTGGTCACGCTCTCGGCGGTGCTTTTTCTGATTTTTGCAAGGCGTGATTCTAGATAAAAATTGATCTTGTACATGGTTTTATATCCTCTAGATTAAAAACATAAGCGGGCAAAATTACCCGCCATAATGCCCGGCGCGTGGCCGGGCGCTATAGCTGATAATTTTTAAATTAGATCGTCCGCCTCTGATACGGCGGCGGCAAACTCTATAAACTGAATGGCCTCTATATCTATTGGCTCCACGCCGTCGCATTCGGCGCGCAAATATCGAATAAAATCGTCGCCCGCTTCGGTCAGTATTTCCAGCGCTTCAAAGGTTTGTATAAGATCGCCAATGATCGCGGCCTTTTCACTATCGCCGGCAATGAAAGCGGCGCGCTCTTTTTCTCTTAATTGAATAATTGAATAATTCATTTTTATGCCTCCAAAACTTGATTGTCTATATCGTTGCGCTCCCACGCGTCGCCGGCTTCGCCTCTATAGGCCAAAGCCAAAGCCTCCTCCGGGGTGTCGGCTTCTACCTTATAAACTTCTACCACTGTCAAATGAACTTCGTATTCTTTTTTCATTTTTAAACCTTTTCTGTTTGTAATTGATCGCGTATAGCGTTGATTTTTTCGCATAATTCGCGGGTGTTGTAACTTGTAAAAACGATCCCGCCCCCGAATTGTTTATTGTGGAATTTGCGGCCGCCTAACGGCTTGGCGCGATCTAATGCAAGGGCGTATTTTTGCGTGATCTTATCTAACCCCATATATCCGGCCAAATCGTCGGGCGTGGTGAATGCGAGAAAATGCGCGACATAGCGCGGGTTCCCGTTAGCGTCATTATTTACGCGGGTAAAATCGTCAGGTGTAAACATTAGGCGGCCTCTTTTTCTGTTAGGTTTAATTGATTCGCTATTTTTTCTAATTGATCCCATGCGATCGAATGACATCCAACGATTAAAGTATTTCCATCGAATGAATTGAAGCGATACGCGCCCAAATTGATCGAATGCAATCCGGCCTCTAATGTTTTGCCGGTACGCTTGGCGCGTACCAATAGCGGCCACAATGCCAAGGCGTCGGCGACGGGAATATTCGCGCCCCGGCTTGTTTGTATTTGATCGCCTTTGATCCTAAGGCGTGTAGCGTGTAAGTGAAAGCCGTCAGTTGATCCATAAGCTAGGCCGCTTTCCCATTGTTGCAGGCGATCAACGGCGCCAAGGGCGGCCAATGCTTCGCGCTTATTGCGAAGGGCGTCGGCATTGGCGGCACGGACGCGGGCGGCTTCGCGGCCGTATTCTATCGCTTCGGCTTCGGCTTGGCTTTCAATTGTCCATTCGGGCGCGGCAATTTTGAGCGCTCCACAATACGCGCGCGCGGCTCTATTGTTTGTAAACAATAGAGCCGCAATGTTGGCGCGTGACGGCTTGCGGGTTTTAATTGCAAAATCAGCGCGAAGGCGGGCGGCCTTGTTTTCCCATATTGGTAAATTGTGGCCGGCGCCGAGGGTTACGTCGTCGCAATAGATAACGGCATATTTTGACGGGATCGCGGCGCAAATCAAGCTCTTATGCTTACCTGTAGATGATGAATAGCCCCGATTCGTAAATAAAACGATATCGCCAAATTCCGGCGCGAAGCGCGCGACGGGAAAATGACGCCCGTATGAATAGATCACGCCGCCTTCAAAAAATACGCGGCTTGCGCGGCCTTCATATTGTGATTGTGACGCCCAAATATGCGCACATTCTGAATGACTACTAAAAACTGTTTTCATGGTTTTATATCCTCTAGATTAAAAGTAAATTAAGCGCCTAACAGGGCGCGGGCAAACAAAAGGCCAAGGGTTACGGCTAAGGCAATAAAAGCAATTGATTCTAAAATTTTGGTTTTCATGGTGTATTTTTCCTATTAGTAAGTAAAGCCGATAAAAACAATGGTATTGCCTTTTAGCTGGAGGCCGTCGCCCCATACGTCCCCACAATCATCACAAGAATATTTTTTAATCTCGCGGACGTATTCGCCGCGAATATATACCTTAGCCGCGCCGGGCTTGCGCTTAAAGAATTCGCCGGCCTTTAATTCGCTGATTTTTTTAGTTTGCAATACAGGCGCAACGGGCGCGGCTTCAACGAATGGCGCAAGGTCAGCGGGCATTGTCACCACTTCATAATTGGCAGGGTCAGCGGCCACTACTTCGGCAATGGCGGCCAATGCCGCCGCCCGCGTTGCGTATGCTTCATAACATACGCCGTTTTCAACTTCGCAAATTTTGCCGCTTGGTTTATGTAGGATTGCAAACATTTTATATAGCCCTTTATAGGTCAAATTGTCATAAGTGAATCAGAGCTTAGATTTTACCCCCAAAACTTTTCCGCTGTAAAGCATTTTTTTACAATAGTTTTAATTTATTTTTCCGGTTTTGGCATGGGTCAGAATTGCGCCTAATTTTTAGGCATATAGGTCACTGTTGGGTCATTGTTGGGTCATTGTGCAAAATGGCCTGTTTAGCTATTAGGGGCGGGGCTTGTGGCTTGGGTATAGGTCAAATTGTCTACTTATTACACAATTTTTTTATAAAGTGTATTTGTATATATAGGGGTTATAGGTGTATTTTTGGCGCTGAATATTCGGGGTGTGACAATATGCCCAATTGACCTATAGTTTTGACAATGGATAAGCCGGGGATTGTTGCGGATAATTGCGGGCTTATTGCTTTAAGGTAAATTTTTATCTCTCCGCCCTCTAGCTGAAATTTTCCAGCGCCCCGGCTATCAGCTAGTAGTTTTCCAGCTATCAGCAAGTGACAATTTGACCTATTCTTATTTGACATAATACCGGTTATGCGCAACACTTTATTAAGCAAACCCGCCTCGCCTTATATCTAAAGGGCTTGCGGCCACTATCGCCCGCTAAGGTATATTCTATATAGGGGTTTTTTTTTGCCTACAAAATCGAAAAAGGGGGTCATTACTTTTACCCCACACCGCAGGAACGCTTTTAGCTCTCAGCGATATGCAAAAAAGTCTTTTACAAATCGGCCAGAAAAATTTTTAAAAAATAAAACTAAGTTAGTAGCCACTAACATATAGATCATTGACTTATTAAAGAGTCCTTAAATAACTTAAAGCC